ACATAGGTCACGGCAATCTGATCACCGCAGCCAACTGAACCGCTAGGATCCCCGCTAACCTCAATAGAGAAAAACCGGCCATTTAAAGGAATAGTCTCGGTAAACTCTTGATTGTAGGAAGGGCACGCTGCGCCAGGAAATTCAGGGCAGTTGGCTTGAGTGACACTAACGAATGTAGTTGTCAAGCAATCTACTGCCATGTGGGCGCCAACATCATTTCTTTCTGCTGTACCAGTTTTCCAGCCTCTGATTGGCACCGGCTGACTGGTGCATACAGAGCCGTCACCTTGACAGGTAATTACAGCAAAAATCCCTGTACCACCATCAACGATTCCTACTGTATAGGTGTTGCTAGTGGCGTTAGGTATTGGCGTTGGGTTCGCCCCAAACGCTGTACCGCGATACCACTGGATCGAGCTGTTGGCGCAGTTGCAGTCAGGTGCGGTGAGAACATCACCCACGCGCGCTTCCGGCTGCGCTTCCGGCGTGGATTGCCCGCCTATGCCATCCTCAGGATTATCAATAGGCGGATCACCCAGGCCAGATTCATCAAGCTCGCCAATGTTGTTGCCATAATCAGAGAACGTCTCATCAGTAAACGTCTCAGCCGGCACACTGGTATCCGTTGATGAGTTCACGTCGCAGGTGATGCCGCTTAGCCCGGTGGGTAGCAACAGGCCAGATCCAGTTGCTGCGTTTACCTCCTGTGCCACCACGCTGGCCAGGTTGGAATCAACCGGGAAATGGGTTAGGTCAAGCTGCACTTCACCCGTGATCGCCATGCCAATGCGGTCCACCTCGTAGAGGTAGTCGTGAACGCTGCTGGCTCCGGTCGATGCCACACGCTCCAAGCGCACCCGCACCAGATCACCAGCCGCCACGGTGGGGTTGTAGGCATCAGGCTTCACGCCAAGCTGGAGCCGGTGGGTAACATGCCGGCGCTTAGACAGGATGTAAGCGCCGACCTTGACTGCGTGGTTTTCAGTAGAGCAGAATCCGCTCAGGTCGTGCTGCTCATAGGGTCCATCAACAGCAGTGCCGGTGTAGCGCACCTCAGCGGTGCGCATCACAGGGATGCCTAGATCATCCTGCTGGCGCCAGAGCACCGTGGCGCAAAACGGCTTACGGTCTGCCAGTGGCGTATAGGTGATTTCAAAGTCTGAGATGTGCTGCTGGGTGAACGTAAACACCCAGCTCACTGTTGTGGTCTGGATGGTGCCGTCGTTGTTGGTTGGCACCAGTGGCTTGAGCGCTTCCTTGCCGCCGATTCGTGTTTGACGCAACAGGAAATACTGAAGGGTTGTACTGATCCAGTCGCGTAGGTTGGTCGATTTGCTCACCACGCCATTAAACCAAAACCCGTTGGCATTGGTGAATGTCGCTGCTGCCAAAAAGCTGGTTGCGGTGTCGATCATTGCATTAGGCACTCTGGAGCTATTGCGCAGCAGATACAGCAGCAGATCGGCCACGTTGTTGCTGGGGCCGGTGACGCTATCGAGCAACCGGGTGACATTGATGCCGCCACGGATGAAGCAATGCACCTGGCGGTTCCACTGGTCAAACCCTGCCGGGATAGTGATTGAGAACGCCATGGTGCTCAGTCCGTCATAAGTGCCGCTGGTGCCGCAATAGGTTGGTGCCTCTAGGTTTGGCGTGTTGTCAATGAAGTTACCGGCCACGAACGTGCCAGCTCGCCGGTCGTAGGTCTGGGTGAAGCTGCCCACCCGGCAGGCGCGCTGGAATACATCACGCACCTGGATCGAGTCAATCTGGCCCTCGCTCAACACCAGGTGGTAGCTCGCTGTGATGTTGCTCGATGCATCATCGGAGAATCTGGCCTCTGTTGCCGGCGGACTGATCAGCACCCCACCAGATCCACCAGTGCGGCGGCAGAACACAATCGGAATTGGCTCACCGATAACTGCGCCGCGCTGTTTCTGATCCAGGTTGTCAGCACCACTGGCCCCGGCCTCGGTCAGCGGTGTTCCAACCACTCCACCCTGAGCGGTTAGGAAGGCTAGGGGATCGCTGCTGATGATGCTCATAATTTGCAGGGTGCCCCGATCAACCGGGTGGAGAATGTGCGCGGCGGAACCTGAGCGCCGACTGGTGAAAGGCTGCTGCCTAGCTGCATCTGGATGGATGTGAAACTGCCTGACACTCCAACCACCTCGCCCAGGTAAGACGCGATCAGCGTCTGCCCAGCCTGTGGGGTGCTGTTGCCCAGGATGGTGTCGAACTCATACAGGCGCAGCTCTGCCAGTCGGGCTTCATTAAGCGCCTGCAGCACCACCTCCATCACGTTGGTGGTGGCCGGCAAGGTGACTGAGATTGACGACTCTGATTGCACCTCGCCAGCGGTGATGCCATCAGCATCGAATGGCTGATATGACCATGCCGCGCTCTCCCATGTAACGCTGGTGTTGACGTAGTAGGACTGCCACCGCTGGTAGGTGGTAGTGCCAGAGAAGATGCGCAGAAACTGGGATTGGCCGCGAGCCATTACCGCACCCCCATTGCGTAGCGTCCGGCCGGTGTGCGAAGGCTGGCGTAAACGCCATCAGCAGTCTTGCGCATGGCGCGTTCCAGGTCAGCGATGGTGACGTACTGCTGGCCGCCCTGCTGCAGCACTGGCCCTGTGGTGACATTGATCTGGGCGTTGCCCGATGGGATCACCGCGCCACCGCGAGCGCCGTTGAGGTAGTTGGTTGATGCGGCTGCCATCTTGCTGGCGGGGATGATGTACTCACGCTCGCCACCTTCGCCCACCATCGCCAGAGTTGGGCCATTGACTACTCCGCCCTGCGCAAACTTGGGCACGCTAAGCGTTGGGACGAACGGAATATCAGGGCCTGGCAGCCGATTAAATGCGATAATCAGCCTGTTAACCTGCCAACCAACAGAGTTAATAGCGTTGGCGATAAACTGCAACACATTGCGCATTGCTCCTTTAATTGTGTTGACAACACCAGTCCATATATTTTGAACTTTCTTGCTTAGGCTTGACATCGTTTTGGGCAGAAACTCGGTCAGGGTTGTCCAGATGGTGCGGATGGGAATGACAACGTTAGTGTTAAAAAAGGTGGTGATACCTGTCCACACTCCTTGCAGCCAGCCGACTGCCGCAGTGACTGGACCACGCAGCACGTTGTTCCAGAGGCTTATCCATGGCTGCACAAATACAAGATAAGCCAGGGCATACGCCTTTTGCATACCAACCTGGATGAAGCTGCTAATCCAGCTGAAAATCGCGGTGACGGGACCACGCAGCACGTTGTTCCAGAGGTTCACCCATGGCTGCACAAATAGCTGATACGCGATCGCATAGAACGTTTGCATCCAGAACCTAAACAATCTGAGCATGAAGCTGAAAATCGCGGTGACGGGACCACGCAGCACGTTGTTCCAGAGGTTCACCCATGGCTGCACAAAGATCGACTGGAGTAGTTTCACCAGGCCGCTGAACGCTTTTGAAATGGCACGACCTAGCCAGTTGAAGAAATCGCCAATGGGCTTACGGAACAGCACCGCCATCGCCACTACTGCAGCAATTGCCAGCACAGTCCAGCCGACAGGGCCGGAGAATAAGGCCAGCAGTGCTGGGATAAATGTGCTGCCAATCCAGGCCAAGATAGGTTGAAATGCAATGAGGAAAGCTGTCTTAAGACCAAGCCAGATAACGCCAAAGCCTTTGAATAACGCGCCGATTTTTGCCCCCGTGATCCCTAGCTGGCCCAGCAAGGTGATTAAGCCGCTAATAGTTGGGGCAACGGCAATCAGGCCAACAAACGCACTTGTTACAAGAGCAATACTAGGGCCAAGAATTGGAACGTTAGTTATCAACCAAGTAAATTCCTTAACCAATGGAGCAAAAACGTTAAGCACGTCAGAAATAGCCACCAGGAATACAGCTCCAAATGTAATCGACAGCTCCTTAAGATTATTTTCTGCTAGCTGTAGTTGTGATGCTGTAGTGGCCAGCCTTTTCTGAAATTCGTCACTCGTTGAGCCTGCATATTTACTTTGGTCGCCAACCAGGCTCAGTGCTTGCTCCATCAGCTGAGTGTTAGTGATAAGCGGCAGCAGTGCCTTGGCTTCATCACCAAACAGATCGGAAATCACCGACATTTGCATTTCGGCAGGCAGCGCCTTTATCCGGCCAAACACGTCTCGGATAGTGCCGATTGCGTCCTGCTGCAGCATCGCCGCCATGTTGGTGCCAAGCTCGCCAACAATTGCTGCAGCCGTTGCCTTGGCATCATCAATAGCAAGTTTTTTGCGAGCATCTTCAATTGTTTTCAGTTGGTTGTACTTTTGTTGTACGGCGTTAATTTCCATTTCTTTCTGATCGTCCAACTGGTCTTTGACTTGCTGCTGCTGATCACGCGCCTGGCGCTGGCGATCTTTTATTTCTGCCGAGTTCGCATCGCGCAAGGCATCAATCCGCTCGTCGTAGAAATCACTGATTTGATTCAGCTCATTGCGGTTGCTTGTGCCGCTTGCCTCAGCACGCTGGTATGACGCTTCAATCTCGGCATTGCGCTGGCGGCTTAAAGCTTTGATTTGCGTTTCTAGGCGGTTGCTTGCCGCATCCTCATATGCACTTTGCTGATCGCCCCAGCCGTCTTCCAGCGCTTGCATCTGGTCGCGGTATCTGCGGTTGATCTCTTTAAGCGCTGCGTCTGTCTCGTTGCGATAGGCGTCTAGTCGCTGCCGGCTCTGTTCTTCAACAGCTTGCGTTAGCTCCTGTTCCCTCCTTGCTGCATCGGCCTGCCCATATCCCAGCCTCACCAGTGCGCTGATTTGCCGCTCGGTCATGCTTGGCCCGCGACTCAGAGCTATAATCATGTTGTTGAAGCTGGTGGCTGCAACTTCCGCTTGGGCGCCACTGGCAATCATCGCTGATCCAAATGCTGCGGTCTGCTCTGCTGACAGCCCGGCCTGCTTGCCTGCCGATCCGCTCCGCAACATGAATTCAACAATCTCCGTAGCCGTTGATGCCATATTGTTGCTGAGGTAGTTTGCCGCGTCGGCAAGTTTTATCAGCTCTGGCTGGGTGAATCCAAGGTTGGTTCGAAGCTTTGCCATGGCGTTGCCGGCTTCGGCGGCAGTCATGTCAAAAGCAATTGCTACCTTTGATACGTCAACAGCAAACGCTCTTAGTTCTGCCTTAGGAATACCGGCTTGGCCCGCAGCCGCATACATCTCGGCAAAGCCTTTCGCTGTAATGGGGATTTCACGCGATAGGCCAAAGATTTCTTGCTGAATTTCTTGAAGTGCTTCTGGGCTTTCAAGCCCACTCACTACCTTCCGTACCTCGGCCATTGATTCTTCAAAATCAATAGCTGCTTTCACGCTTAGGCCTAAAGCAACTCCAATACCTGCAGCGGCCACTGCAGCGCCTTGCCAGGCGCTTGAGTCCAGCATTGCCTTAAAGCCGCCCTTGGCTGCTCCTGCGGCTTTCTCAGCGCCAATCAGACCCTTTTCAAGTGCGCTAAGATCGTTTAGCCCTGTCACTTTGGCCGCGATCTTTAGCATCGCCTCCATGTTCATTGCCGCTTCCCTCCCTTCTTCGCAGGCTTCGGCTCAGCGGCCTTGTTGATCAGCTCTTTGGCTCTGGCTTCCATCATTTGCAGATCCTCCAGGGTCTGGCGCGGGCTCTTCACAGAGTAAAGATCAAACATATTTCCTGGCCCCAGCAGGATTCCATAGTCCAGCCCAATCACACCATTAG